GTAGGACAGATGACGATGAGTGACCTTGTTGATGGACAGGACATCATTGACGAGGAAGACATTGGGATGACCACAGTGGATCTGACTGCATCAGAGGTCGGGGCCAAGGTTATTCTGACGGACAAGCTGGTGCGCCAGGCTGCTGACAACGTGTTCAGCATGATTGGCCGACAGCTTGGCGACGGCATGGCCCGCAAGAAGGACACAGACGTTATAGCTCTGTGGCCTAATCTCAATGGCGGCACAGTGCTTGGAGCAGACGGTCGCGATATGAACACAGCGAATACCCATGCTGTTATCTCTAATGCCAAAGCGGGCAAGTTTGGCAACCAACTGTATCTCATACATCACCCTAACGCAGTCGCAACGCTGTCAAAACAAGCAGCCACGACTGCCGACACAGCCGCTGCTGCTGGGCTAAGTAGTGGCTGGAGTGTAGACCTGCTACAGAATTTCTACAGCGGTCTGCGCCCCATCAATAACGTCCCCATTTTTGAAGATGGGAACATTGACAAGGTATCGAGCGTGGACTCTGGGTACGGAGTTATCGCCGACAAGACTGCTATGGCTGCTCTGACTAGCGTAGACACCAGAACTGAGAGGCAAAGAGATGCGTCACTCAGGGCTACTGAAGTTGTAATGACGGCAGACTACGGTGTTTTCGAGCTGGATGACACCCGTGGTGCAGCGGTACAGTTTGAAATCGGGGACCTTTCGACTTCATAGCCAGGAGTAGATAATGGCAGGAATTACGGAACGGAATAGGCAAAAGAACGAGCTGGCAAGTATCGGTTTCTCTCTTCGTTATATTGATGAGTGGCAGCCGAAGACCACGCTGTATCGACATAAGCCAAGCTACACTGTTAGTGGCGAAGTTGCGGCAGTCGTCGGAACCGCAGTCACAGGCGTACCCGGGAGCCCAGACTATGTGTTGCGTAAGGCCAAGATAGGGCTGTTCCCCTGGATGCCTAACGACTCATGCACTTGTAGATGGTGTGCACAGAGGGACCCTGTTCCACAACCCGTAGCACAGCCTGCGGAGCAGGTGGCAGAGAAGGTAGTGGAAGAGGATATATCCCCTAGAAGAGGGAGAAGGCGAACAGGGCCTTGGTTTCAGCAAAGCTAGGTGTAAAGAAGGCCGTGCCTAGCGCACAAATTTATAACGGCATTCGCAGGACATAGAGCCTGCCATATAAGGAGGATTGCAATGGCATTTCCAACGACAGTTTATTTGAGTTATGGGATGGAGAAGGTAGAGACTTCTGAGCAAAAGCAGAAGCTCGGCACTAGGGCGGAAACCCCTGACGGCAGGGTGTTCTACTATGCCAAGAACAGTTCGTCGGCAATTACGCCCGCGGGAAAGATCGTAGACGGGGTAGCAGCAGTGGCGGCCCAGGATATGGACCTTGCTGCCACAGCAGCGCATTCGGCAGGAGACACGACTATCAGCATTGAAGTCCCGACTACTGACCTTACAAAAAACCAGTACAAGGACGGATACCTAATATGCAATGATGGCCCAGGGCAGGGAGAGGTTTACAGGATCAAGTCTCATCCAGCCCATGATGCGTCTGCGGACAACACAGTCATCATAACCATTGATGAGCCAGACGGCATTAGAACCGCACTGACCACATCATCTCTCTTTGGGCTTGCAGCCAACCCGTACACCGATGTCAAGATCATTGACGGGGACGGCACTATGACGACAGGGCCTCTGGGGGTGAACCCGATCCCCGTCACGGCTTCTTACTACTTCTGGCTACAGACATCTGGCATTTCTTCTGTCTTGTCAGGAGCAGCGGTTGCTGTTGTTGGTGATGCTATTGGCGTAAGCCAGGCATCAGGTGAGTCAGGTGCATTTGACTTGTGGGACGCTTCTTCTGAAGAGGACACACGGCCTATCGGTCATGCAATGAACATCCCATCCGTTGACACTGACAACCAGATCGTGATGTTGGCTATCCGCAACTAGGATAGGAAAGCTATGATACAGGAATTATGGACTCCGGCGGGGGCTGCCTATAACGGTATAGTCCCCGTCGGACGGAATGCGGAAACAGGTAGTCAAGTCGTATCTCACCAGATACGGGTGGAGGCTAAGGATCTCTTTGGGAAGGTGCATAAGCAGATCATCCGAGTGCTTGCTGACGATGAGACCTCCCAGTCAGAGATTGAGGAAATGATGGGCCATGCTACGGAGAACTTCGTGGCTGAGGTGCGTGAGCGGTATACCAAGCGGCCTCCCACAGAGGATGAACGTAAGCAGATAGGCAAAGCCCTAAATGATTTCCTGAAACACAGAACAAAACGCCAGGAAAGTACATCTAACAGGGTATACTTCAAAGGAATAGGAAATGGAACAACAAGTAGATATACCGCTAAGCGTCACGGCTGAAGACTTCCAGGCTGTCATGCGGTCTAACCCTATGGTGGCTGTGCAGGTCCAGAACCAAGCGCTGATGCGTAAGATCAGAGAACAGGACCTCGAAGTGACTAGGTTGACTGCGGAGCTGGAGCAGGCACAGAACGGTAAGTCTAAGAAGGAGGGATAGCCATGCCAAGAGTTGGCGGAAAGAAATTCCCTTACTCGGCGGCAGGGACTGCCGCTGCCAAGCGTTATTCTAAACAGACAGGCAAAAAGATGACCCAGAAGAAAAAGAAAAAGGGAGGGTACTAAATCATGGTGATGCCACCTGGCGGAATGAGACCCCCCGGGCCACCTCCTGGGCCACCTCCTGGGCCACCTCCTGGCCCTGGTGGGCCTGGCGGGCCGGGAGCAGACCCTATTTTTGCAGCGGCCCTTAAAATAGTCATGCCTACCCTCCAAGGCATTATGGCGACCCTCACCCCACAGGAGGCTCAACGAGTCTTGGCCGGCGGGCCAGGCCCGGGTGGGCCAGGCCCTGGTGGGGCAGGTCCGATGCGGCGTCCAATGCGAGGACCAGGGCCTATGCCAGGGCGTACAGCGCCCGGCGGGCCACCGAGGCCAGTACGGGGAGCAGCGCCTAGATCAGCGCCTCCTGTGCGTACTCCAGCAAGGCGGGTTGCTACAAGGGCACCAGTTCGTCGGCGCTAAATTGATATTTATGAGGGACGGCAATGCCAGCAATACAGGGGCGAACTCGTGAGCAACTGAGGCAGCACATAGGCTATGCCCTCGGAGGGCTTTATGTGTCTGCTGCCTCAAGTAGTGGCAGCACCACAACGCTACTGGATAATACCCTTGTCCTTGGTGGTGCAGATACTAAGATAGGCAAGTGGATACGCTTCACCAGCGGCTCCAATGACACGCTAACTCGCCGTGTTACTGACTCGGCTATTTCAAGTAACGTCACCACGCTTACGTTTATGCCTGCTGCTACGGCATCTACGGCCTCAGAGTCGTATGAACTCTGGGATGATACCTATAGCCCCGATGTTGTGGATGACTTCATCAACCAGGCCATACTTGCGGCGACTGGCTGGGTCTATGACCCGATAGAGAACATTGCGCTGCACGGAGACGGGCATCAGACACGGTTTGATATCCCGTCCAACATCTCCATGATTGCCAAGCTGGAGTACCGCCACAAGGTGAGTAGCACACGCATCCATGCGGCGGCGGCGACCTTCGACGAGGCGACTGACGGTGACTTCACCCAGTCCCTGGACACGAAGGATCGGAAACAGGGTACGCAATCCCTGAAGATGGTCATAGCCTCTGGTGCCTCGGCTGGTGACTTTGTGACAGACAGCATTACCAGTAAGGACATCTCGGCGTACGACACCATAGAGATGTGGGTAAAGAGTACGGTTGCTACCAGTGCGGGGAACCTGAAACTGCTCCTTGATGATACTGCCTCTTGTGCAAGCCCTCTGGAAACACTCAGTATCCCTGCCCTATCAGCAGATACCTGGACATTCGTTAGGATGTCCCTCGCAAACCCTGAGACAGACACGGCAATTATCTCCGTGGGTCTGGAGTATGACTCCGATATCGGGGCCGTTACGGTGTGGCTAGATGACATCATGGCGGTGGAGAATGACACAGCCGAGTGGGAGACATTGGACCGGCGCTACTGGAAGATAGATAAAGAGGCCCGTGATCTGATCCTTGTCAGGGATGGGCAGTGTGTTGTTGGTTATTCCCTAATCAAGATCACTGGAGGCGACAAGCCGGCCTTACTTACATCAGATAGCACAACCACTGAGATTGACGAGGACTATATCATCGCCAGCACGGTAAACCTGGCGTTGTTATCGTCATCGGGAGGGCCTGCCACTGACCCTGACGCCAAGAGGCAACTTAGTGCCTACTGGGCGCAGCAAGCTGAGAGAGCCCGCAGGTCATTTCCGATGCTTGTTAATGCCAGGTCGGTTGACTGATGGCTAATTCCGTTGTTGAGCAGAATGAGATCTTTCTCAACGGAGTGTACTACCCCACTACTCGCCCCGTTCGTTCTACCTTGGCGTCCATTTACCCGGCCAAGGTAGTTATTGGGGACACCACAAAAGACTCTAACCTACGTTCGTCTATCATAGCTTGGTCCGACTGGCGTGGCGGCATTGGTGTCAACCGAATGGAGGGGGCCGGAGAGGCCAACCGGGCATGGTATAGCACCTGCCAACTGCGGTATAAGAATCACCTCGTCCTTCCTGGATTAGCCACTGAGTCCACCAGCCCGTCACACGGCCTCACGGACGCCACGATCGGGGCCATCAATACGCTTTCTAATGAGGTCTATGCCTTCTGGAACGGATCGGTATCGGAGAGCCCCAAGCTCTATAAGTACAACAATACTGGTGATGAGTGGACCGCAGAAACCCAGAGTGCCCTTGACCAAGTGACTGATAGCGTGGTGTTCACCAACGCAATCGGTGTAACCTATCTCGTTTTTGCCCACTACGATAGCAACGGTAGTGGCTATACCCATAAGTCAGACTACACAACCACATTAGACGGTGCCCTCAACTCCAGTGCTACCTCAGTACCCGTAGCGGATGCCAGTGGACTTGTTGCTGGGGAGATGATTAAAGTTGATAGTGAGCATATGTTAATAGGGTCCATATCAAGTAATACGCTAACGGTAACAAGGGCAAGAAACAGCACAACTGGAGCATCCCACCTTGATGCCGCTGCCGTATCAGTTGAGTGGACAACAGATACCACAGACACGAAGTATGTGACTGTCTGGGATGAAAGACTCTGGGGCATATCCCATACAGGACAGCTCTGGTATGCCACTGTGATTGGTACTGAAGTGAATGATGCTGTTCTGCCCCTGCCTGACGGGTCTATCACGAAGCTATTCGTGGCCCGCAATGCTGCCGGGGTACCTATCATCTATGCCGCTACCACAGAGGGTCTTTTCGCCCACAATGCGGACAATGCCATGTGGGAGGCAACCCAAATGGACTTTCCTGTCCACCCGGACAACGGCAAAGGCACTGTGCGTTGGCGTGACTCGGTGTACATTCCCAGCGGCAATGGCATCTACAAGTACATCAATGGGAACAACGCAGCGGTTATCACGGTGGTGGGGCCTGACAGGGATGACGGCTTGCCCTCTGACAGGCGTGGCGCTATTCGCCATATGGCAGGCTCCCACAACGAGTTGCTCGTAGGCATTGATGCCAGCGCAGCTCCTGGCACTATCGCATCGACATCAATACCCTATCAGTGGATAAGCCACCAGGGTTCGTCGGTCATAGCGTCAGACTCAGGATATAGCACCATCCTTGGCTACAACGATATGGGGTGGGAGACGAAGTGGCAGGCAGCCACATCGGGCAAGGGGTTCGACTCCATCCATGTGTCTGATGCCTACTCCAAGTACCGTGTCTGGTGGGGCCATAATGACATCGTGCATTTCATGGAGCTGCCCAAGGACATCATCAACCCATCAGAGGTCTCGGAGTTCTCCTACGCCCTCCAGGGGATCCATGAGACACCGTGGTTCAATGCAGGCCAGTCGGAGGTGGATAAGCTGGCACTAAGCCTGCGGATCGAGGCACAGGACCTCACCACTACCGAGAAGGTCAAGGTGGAGTATGCCACGGACTACTCTGAGTCCTACACCACCGCCGTGGGTACTCTGGACTCCAGTGAGATGGGGGCGGCTTCAGGAACGTACACGTATACGTTTGGTAGTAGCTATGGCACGGCGTTCAGGGCCATCAAGTTCAAGCTGACCTTGAACCGTTCTACTGCTACCACCACGGGCCTTGAGAAGTTCGAGACACCGGATGTGGTATCCCTGACGCTTGAGTACCGCAAGAAGATAGCTGCCAAGTGGGGTCACACGGTGGATGTGGACCTGACC